TACAGGACATGGTAGCAAAGTTTATAATATAGGAGCCATTAAAATGCGCACTTTATATAGAGAACATAAATATTACTGCGGGGGTTATCTTGATGTGCAGATTTACCCGGTTTATAAAAAACAAGGGGGGCGCAGCAAAAAAGCGAAACCTACATCGGAAGTTCAGGCGAAGCTTAATGCTGATAATGCGGCAAGGCATTTAACGCGTTTACTTAATAAAAATTTTACTCCCCGTGATTTAGCGTTGCATTTGACATACTTACCCGAGAACCTCCCTGCCAATGATGAACAGGCAAAAAAAGATGTGCAGAATTTTATTCGCCGGGTAAAACGCTATTATAAAAAACTGGAAATCAGTGATTTTAAGTATATATGGGTCACTGAAAAGTCAAGTAAGGGGCGGTATCATCATCACGTTGTATTCACCGGAGGAGGCGACCGGACAGAGATTGAAAAAATTTGGGGCAAGGGATATGCCAACTCGAAAGCTTTGCAGTTCGGCGAAAAAGGGTTAGAGGGATTAGCACATTATATCACCAAAAAACCAATATTTTACAAACGCTGGAGTGGCAGCAGAAATCTAAAAAAGCCGCTTGAGCGAACCAACGATTACAAAATCAGCGGAAAACAAGCGGCTAAATTCAAAAACTCCGGCAGCGGGAAGCACGAATTCGAGAGTATGTACAAAGGATATATACTTTCAGACTTCGCTGCCAAATTTAATAATGTAAACAATGGAATTTATATATATGCGCAGTTGCGAAAAATTCAAGACTCAAAACATAAACAAAAGGAATAAAACAATGAATTTTTTCAAAGAAGCAGAACATGTATTACGAAATCGTCCTAAACTCGACTTAGCTCTAGGCAATCTGCGAATACGTCATGACCGTCTTATATCATGCGACACAGGGATTCAGGAGAACGCTCTGGAGCTTGCTGTGGTCATTGGCTGCATAAAAGAAACAGAGTTGAAAATAAAAGAAATTGACGGCGTGTTGACGCAGGTTACGGGGGAGCACCGCACATTAATACGCAAGTGGTACTTTGAGAGTAAAACAAAAGAGGTCATAATGGAAGAGTTGAATATAGGCGGAGTTACTTCCCTTTACAGACAAAAGAATAACGCTGTTAGTTGTTTCACTATGCTATATTTTGGTGCCGCAGGATTGAATTATTAAAGCAAAATTTGGAAAAAAGTTGGTATAGAAATTTTCCTAAGAGTGTGTTAACATGATATTACGAGGAGTGATATTATGCCGAGAAAAAAGCATCTGGCACGGAAAAAAGCAGCGAAGTTATGGAGGGAATTAAACCTAACTTCCATAACACAGGAGTTTGCCGATGAATTAGGGTACGCTGCGAACATGGAGACGGGAAGATAATTGGGATGGTGTCAAAAGAAAGCGCGGCGCGCAGCCGGGGCACCCCCCGCAGGGCGGCGCACCGGGAGGCAATACTAACGCAGTTGTCACCGGGGCATATAAAAAAATCTATGGTACACTGCTTACTCCGGAGGAAATGAAGATTGCCGCCGAAATTATTCAGCAGGGGTATGAGCGCAAAGGCTCTTTGCTGCAGCTTTTGGCTACTTTGAAAATCCGTGAGCGGAGAATGTTTAATGATATTGAAAGAATCCGCATCGGGGGTGACTTAAAAACGCTGAACAGGTTTGAAAATTCTCTTACCCGCGTTCAGACCGAAATCAGGCGTACCGAGGACAGCATTAACAATCTCGAAATGACTCGTAAAAAATATAACCAGTTAAAGCAAAAACTCACCGGTGAATTTTTGATACATCCGGATATCGGGATAGTTGACGATGATGAATCCATTGAAAGTATATGATGTCAAGGCAATCGCGCGGCGTTTAGATATCTCTGAAAGACGCGTTCGACAATTAAGAGAACAGGGGATTATCGAAGAGTTTAGGAAAATGCCGGGGTTGTTTGATATAGAACGGGCAACTATTGATTATATCCGTTATTTGCGCCGAAACAACTCGGGCACCGGTGACAGTATTGACTATAATGCAGAGCGCGCAAAATTAATGAGGGCAAAGCGGGAAGATATTGAGCATGATTTAGGTATCAAAAAACGGGAATTACATACTACCGAGGAAATAAAATCAGTGATTGCCGATGTGCTCATTAATTTCAAAAGCCGATTAGCGGCAATCCCTGCTAAAGCGTCCCCCGCTTTATCTAAAAAGTCAAGCAAGGCGGAAATTCACAAAATTTTGAAAAGATACATTGACGAGGCTTTAAGCGAGTTATCCGAGTTTGATAAATTAACGCAGGAGGAAAATCCGTAAATAATCAACGAATATGCAAGCACACACTCGCGAATTATTCAAAAAGATATTCAGAGTTTTAGAGCCGTCACCCAATTTGACGCTTTCTGAGTGGGCGGATAAGTATCAGCGGCTTCCTGCTAAAACATCCGCAGAGCCGGGGGCGTGGAGTACAGACAGGGTTCCGTATATGCGGGAAATCATGGACGCTATTTCTGACATTAACACACGTAAAATAGTTGTTATGTCGGCGGCGCAGGTGTCAAAAACTTATTCCCTTATACTCAACACAATTGGTTATCATATGCACTATGACCCGTGCCCAATTATCGTAGTGCAGCCCAGCATAAAGCCTATGGCGGAGGCTTTCAGCAAAGAAAAGCTGGCACCAATGCTTGAGAGTGTTCCGATTTTGCAGGGTAAAGTTAATGATAAGAGCCGTAATTCCGGTAATACGATTTTACACAAGGAGTTCCCCGGGGGATATATTACGATTGTTGGTGCGAATTCTCCTGCGGGGTTGCGTTCGCGGACTGCCAGAATACTTCTCGCAGACGAAACAGACGGTTATCCGCCGTCTGCCGGGAAAGAAGGGGACCCGCTATTGCTTGCGTCAAAGCGGATTTCAACATTTTGGAACCGTCTCGAAGTCCTTATTTCTACCCCGACAATTAAAGGCTTTTCGCGGATTGAGCTTGAGTTTGAGAATTCCACGCAGGAGACGTGGCACGTCCCTTGTCCTGATTGCGGGGAGTTACAGGAGCTTACGTGGGCACAGGTAAGTTTTGATAAAACAGACCTTAGCGAAATCAATTATATATGCATAAAATGCGGTTCTGTCAATAGTGAAGTTGCATGGAAAGAGCTTTTTACAAGTGGTAGGTACGCGGCTAAATTCCCGGGGCGGGAAGTACGTGGTTTTTATCTTAATTCGTTGGCATCATTACTTGTTGAGTGGCGGGATATTGTTGAAAAGTTCATTGTTGCAAACGATGAAGCTAAAAAGGGCAACATGGAGCCTCTTAAAGTTTGGACCAACACTGAGATGGGGCAAACGTGGGAGGAAAAAGGCAAGCAGATTGATCCTGATGACCTGTACGGCAGGTGTGAAGATTACGGCTGTGAAGTGCCTCAGGGTGTGTTCTGCCTTACTGCGGGGGTTGATGTTCAGGATGACCGGTTCGAGATTGAAGTAGTCGGCTGGAGCAAAGATACTGAGTCATGGGGCATTGAATATAAGACCATCTACGGTGATTTGAAACAACCTGCAATCTGGACAGAGCTTGACCAATTTTTAAGCAAAACATTTGTTCGTGAAGACGGCGCGTTACTAAGAATCAATTGTACTTTTATTGACTCCGGCGGACATTTTACTGATTCGGTATACAATTTCTGTAAAAACAAACTTGCACAGCGAATATTCGCAATAAAAGGACGTGGCGGGGGCGATATTGAGTATGTAAAGGACCCATCTAAAAACAACAAAGGCAGGGTAAATCTGTTTATACTCGGGGTTGACGCGGGAAAAGCGTTGTTGTTCCAGCGGTTGCAGATTAAAAAACCGGGACCGGGGTATTGTCACTTCCCGTTAGAACGCGGTTATGATGAAGAATATTTCAAGGGTTTAACCTCTGAGCAGATGGTTTTGCGTTACAGAAACAGGCGCGCGGTGTTTGTGTGGGTGCTTAAAGAAAAGGGGTACCACAAAAACGAACCTTTAGATTGCCGTAACTATGCTTCCGCTGCTTTTGAGCATATTTATCCTACTATTAAAGCAGAATCAACCCGCAAGCGAAAAGTGCGCAGGGTACGTTCGGGAGGTAGCACATGACGTATGGAATCACACTTGAACAGGCGCAGGGACAGCTTGAAATATGGTTAAAAGCCTCTGGGCAGGTTGCAATAAACCAAAGTTACAGAATTGGTACACGGTCATACACTCGTGCGGATTTGTCTGCTATACAGGACCAAATTAAGTATTGGCAAGGGCAGGTTGCGGCATTAAGCCGCAGGGGGCGTAATCGAATTTACCGGGGAATTCCGAGGGATAAATAGACATGAATATATTTGATAAATTGGCAGCCATTGTTGCGCCGCGTTTGGCTGTAAAACGTGC